AATTGATGTAGGCTATCTACAAAACGATCACATATGGAGTCCGTCTATATTGTGGTTGAAAATGGAGATCCGTATCTTGTTGCATACACTACCTATGATCAGGCCGTTGCCGCAGTTAAGCTGAAGCACAAAGAAACTCTAGATGAGGATCTGAAATACGTAGAAGAGTATGGAGAAAGTTGTCATATGGTTGATGTTCCTGAGTCAACGAGTAGAGAAACATATCTATACATTGAAAAGGGCATTAGTATCTATATCTACAAACTTCCTATTATAAATGATAGAGCCTAAACCGGCTTTTCTTTAGAAAGATAATGAAGCTTGCATTTATTACCGGTGTAACTGGACAAGATGGGTCCTACTTAGCCGAACTTCTACTTAATAAGAACTATGAGGTGTGGGGTATGATGCGCACAAGTTCAAATCATTATTTTGAGAGGATTGATCATATTTTAAAGCATGAAAACTTCAAGGTGAAGCGCGGAGATTTGCGCGATACATATAGCATACAGACAATCTTTCAGGAGTTTGCAACGGTTGATGCGGAGCGGATTGAAATCTACAATCTCGCTGCACAAAGTCATGTACGACACTCCTTTGATATTCCTGAGTACACGGCTGATGTAGATGCCCTCGGAGTTTTACGTATTCTCGAATGTATTCGTCGTTCTCCTTGTAAAGATAAGATTCGTTTTTATCAGGCAAGTACGAGTGAACTCTATGGAAACCGCATTGGTAAGGAGATCAGCGTATTATCGGAAGAGTCTGGGTTTGCTCCGTGTTCACCCTACGCAGTCAGTAAGTTATTCGCATATTGGTCCGTACGAAACTATCGCGAAGGCTACGGTATTTTTGCCTGTAATGGAATCCTCTTTAATCACGAGTCACCTCGTCGTGGCGCCGATTTTGTAACTCGAAAGATTACCCTTGGTATTGGAAAGATTGTGCATGGTGAAGAGACACAGATTTCGCTTGGAAATCTAAATGCGAAGCGTGATTGGGGACATGCTCGCGATTTTGTAGAGGGTATGTGGCGCATGTTACAAGTGGATACTCCTCGCGATTGGGTACTCGCAACAGGTGAGACACATACAGTTCGCGAGTTTGTTGAGATTGCCTTTGCCCAGATTGGCAAGAAGATTCTATGGCGAGGTGAAGGCATTAATGAAGAAGGATATGATGCGACAACTGGTATTGTACATGTGACTATTAATCCTGAGTTTTTCCGCCCCAATGAACTTCATGTACTTATTGGTAACCCAACGAAAGCAAAAGAAGACCTTGGATGGGAACATAGAACATCCTTTGCTCGACTTGTTCAAGAAATGGTAAATGCGGATGTTGCGCCTTAAGAAACTGTTTGATAGAAGACATAGGAATGTCTGAAATCAAGGAGTATGAGGAGCGCGATGGAGAGTCTATTCGTATTCTACGATATTATCCTGAAGGATCACTCCATTTTGATACTGCGAAGCAGAAGGTTGATATTTTAAATACAGTTTTGTTTGGACGTACACTTTTTATTGATGGCGTCATTCAATCCGCACAGCGAGATGAAGCTATTTATCATGGTAATCTTGTATCGGGTATCCACGAAGAACTTAGTACACGATCACGCATTTGTATTCTAGGAGGTGGAGAAGGTGCGACTGCGCGCGCCGTACTTGGCCGCGTTGGCTCACGTGACATACAGGTAACAATGATTGACTGGGATGAAGAACTTGTTAATCATTTTCGTAAGTATGAAGATGGGTGGACAACCACGGCGACCGGCTCAAATGTATTTGATGATCCCCGACTTACAGTAGAACATAGTGATATTTTTAAGATTCTTGAGGAGCCTCGGGTCTATGATTGTATCTATGTAGATCTGGTTGATCCTGATTTGAAGGATCCAATGTGGTCAGCACTTTTTACAAAGTTGCTTGATTGGATGCCCGAAGGCGGTGTGATTACGATTAATGCCGGTGGATGTTATCCGTGGGATATGTCAGGGGTTGATGCGATTAAGATGCTATATAGTAATCTTGATATTCCTGATGGCTTTATAAGCCATAGTAAAATCTTTGTTCCTTCCTTTGGTCGTGAATGGGCCTTCGTACGGATTACGGTTCCGCCAAAGGGAACTGTATATGGGATGACCTATTTTAATGTAGTTGATATGAATATAAATGCGTGTTAGTTGCCTAAATTTGAAGTGAGAAGGAGTGCCTATATGTATTACAAAATGAGCCTCAATATTATTCTCGGTCCTATGTTTGCGGGCAAGTCCTCGGAACTACTCGGCACCATTCGCAAATATAATGCGATTGGGTGGCCCATTCTTGTGATTACTCACAGTGGCGATACTCGCTACAGTGAGAAACCAGAGATTATTAGTCATGATAATCAGAAATATCCTGCTCTCGCTCTACGAGATTTAAGCTTGGCCTGTCATACACTTCTCTATATGGATGCGCGCCTAGTGATTATTGAAGAAGCACAGTTCTTTGGAGGCTTGAGAGACTTTGTACTTCATGCAGTTGAAGTCGATAAGAAGGATGTGATTTGTGTAGGTCTAGATGGTGATACAGCAAGGGAGCCATTTGGAGAACTTCTCAGTCTGATTCCATACTGCGATACAGTTGTTAAGCGTCATGCCTTCTGTAGTAAATGTAAAGAACCTAATGCAGCACTCTTCACATATAGTGATAAAAAATCAACGGATGAACAAGTTCAAGTGGGTGGCAAGGAACTCTATTCACCCGTGTGTAGGCATCATTATCTGGCGCTTATAGCTAAGGAGGAGTAGATAGATATGGACTGGTATTGTTATTGCCTTGTATCTTCAGGTGGTGCGACATATATTGGAGCAACTGTAGATGTAGATCGACGGTTGCGTCAACATAAAGGAGAGTTAGCGGGTGGGGCACGGGCTACTCGGGCAAAAGTCGCAGCTGGAGAAACGTGGCGGCGGCATTGCTATGTAGGGCCCTTTACGAAGCATGATGCACTGTCATTTGAATGGCATTGGAAACATATTTCAAAAAAACAGCATGGCGGGGCGTTGGAACGGCGTATTGCGGCACTTAATACATTGCTGGAGAACTCTGAGGCATCAGTAATCCTTGAGGACCCATTGACTCCTGCATAAAGGATCGATCAATCTCAGCCACCTGTTTTTTTTGCGGCGGAGGGGGCGGAGGAGGCGCAGTCGGACGGGTGAAGACACTATAACAGATTCCGTAAAGTATTAAAATTAAAGCTGAAAAGGAAATATGATCGGGATATGATTTTAGATACATTGCACCGACTGCCGTTCCAATCACCATTGCCGCATCAACAACTAGAACTTTTGTACCATTCTCTTTTCCATACTCCTGGAAAATATCGATCATTTCATTATGGCCCCGTGGAATTTGTCTAATAACGGCAAAATAGAAAAATAGATCATGTGCAATCTGAAAAAGAACTACAATCAGAATAAAATAAAGCGGTGACCATTCCATAATATGATTAAAAAAGAAGGAATAGATATATCGGGCACCAACAATTCCAATAATCAGACTTAATACATCAGCACTAACTGCAAAAATACCAAACTGATCATACCAATCATTAAGAGAATTTACACCAAATAATGGTTTTTGACCCGCATTTCTAGTTAGAAGTAAAGTGATAAACTCGACAATCGCTGCTGCCGGTATGATATAGAGAAAATCCTTAATATCGTCTACTTTTGATATATCCAACATCTACTATGAAATTTGAATTTTAAGTTGGAATAGTGAATCATAAAGATGACATCATATATTGATACCTGTTCAAAGACGGCACGGCGCGTAGGATGTTGGGGGATTGTAACTGGACTCGGAGTAGGCTTTGTTGCGTATTCTGCGACTCATCTATATATGTGTTTCTGTGCTCCAAAGGGTGTCTGGGGATTTGTACAGAGTCTTGTTATTATGGATAGTGTATTCTGTCAGATTATTATGGCAATGATTCAGCATTCACAGGGTATTTATAAAACACTCTTGGTTGCTGGATTCTTTAGTCTACTTGGAGCAATGGGAAAGGTGATCGCATGGATGACAGATTCGGAAGAAATGGAAGTACCTACCGAGATTCAGGGACCAGTTCTACGAAGACGCACACGATCGACTAGTTCGACTACGGTGTCAACATAGTCGACTCTAATAAAAAAATATTTTTGTTATTTTTTTATTCATCTAGCAATGCTAGTTGAATAGAAAATATACTAAGGTTTATTCAATCAGTATAAAAATATATAAACAACAACCACTTGGGTTGTATGTTTAGTTGGAGTACGCGAGGCCGCCCATGCCAGACATCACGCGGAGAACGTTGTAGTTCGTCGCATAGACATAGACCGTGGAGCTCGTGGCCGTGCCGACCGCGTTGTTGGAGACCGTGAGGAGCAGCGTGGTGTTATCAATGCGTGATAAGTTGCACGTGCCGCTCGGCTGGTGCTGCTCAGGCTGGAGCGCGAAGGAGTAGACGTTGACACCAACCGCAGGGATATTGGTGTGGTGCTGGTACGGCTGGACCTCGTTGAAGTAGCGTCCCTCGCGGACCTGGAAGCGGTCGTGGCCGTTGAGCTGGATGAGCGCCGTGACGCACGGGTTCTTGCCCGCCATGCCCTCAACACGCGTGACGGAGTAGCCAGACTCCAGGACTGACCGGTCCCACCAGTCAGAGAAGTTGAACGGCTGCTGGCCCTTCCACGGGTTGATGACAGTCGTGTCGCAGCTCGTGAAGGAATCACGCTGGACAACCCAGACAAGCTCCTTGCACGGGTGGTTGAAGTTCAGCTTCAGCTTGTTGCTGGAGGACGTGATGGACTCACCGCCCGTGAACTGGAGAACCTCGATGAGGTACTCGTGGGACACCTGCGCGAACTTGCGGCGCTCATCCGTGTCGAGGTAGATGTAGTCGACATAGAGGGATGAGGCGACGAGGCCAGCGTTACCGACACGCGTCTGGATCGCAGACGAGGACGTCGCCTGCGGGGTATAGGACCACATCAGGTTCGTGAGGTCGTTGAACTGGAGGTTGATACGAACCTCGTGGTACTGGAGCGCGATGAGCGGCAGCGCCAGACCAGGGTTGCGGCAGAACCAGAACTGCAGCGGGATGTACAGCGTGTACTCAGGGGAGCAGTTGCCGAGCTCGTTGGACGTGTTCGGCTCACCGCCCGCGCAATCATTGTCGCAGTCCTCGCCGCCCTGAACC